TGGAGTTTCTGTTTGAAGTAACCCCAATCCCCACGTTCCCGCTGCTGTCCACTCTAAACAATTCGGCAGCAGCACTACTCCCTACGGCGAAAGCAGCCGTAGAACTAGCACCGATATAGCCCACCGCCGAAGACGTATCTTGAAAAAGCAGCTTAAAGAGGTTGTTGTTTGTGCTGTTAATTTGAACGGGAAAGCCTGATGCAGAGAACGTGCCAGTCGTCCCGCTGATAGCCGCAGGGGTGCTACCGCCGATCACAGTGCCGTCGATGGTGCCGCCGTTGATGTCGACGGTCGTGACCGTGCCGAGGTCGGACCAAGTTCCCGTAAGCGAGCCGCCTCCGGTGGCCGTGATCCCGTTATCCTTCAGCAGTACACCATCAATCGTCACGCCGGACGCGGCAGTCGTTTCGTTGATCGTGTTGGTCGTGATCTGATCGCCCGAAGACACAACAATATCCGTGCCGCCGGTTGTGTTGCCGTTGGCCAGAACTTCCGACAGCTCGTTGTTCGCACCGACCTGCGCGTCGACATAAGCCTTGATCGACTGCTGCGTGGCCAAAGCCGTCGCGCTGTCAGAGGCCATGTTGTCTTCATCCAAGATCGCCGTCACAGAAACAGCGCCCAAGCGCAGGCTGTCAAAGAACGCGTTGTTGAAGACGTTCGCAGCAACGGCACCCGCGCCGCCGCCGTTGAAGAACACAACCGCCGTCGTGCCTGCAGGCACCTCGTAATCGTTCGACGCGTTGTACGTGCCTTGGAACAAGGTCAGCGCGCGGCCGCCCGTCAGGTTGTTGCGGATGTAGACGATCTTCTCTGCGTCGTTGGGCGTCAACTGCACAAAGGCCGTCGCGCCGAGATCGCCGCCGTCGGTGAAGATGATCAAGCGGTTGCGGCCGTCGGACGCCGATCCGTCGCTGATGGCCAGCGCATTGGGCGAACCAGAAGATCCGGCCGCCGGAAGCGTGATCGTAACCTGACCGTCAAGGGCCGTGTCAATCAGGCCAAGGTTGACGTTCGTCGTATCGCCCCACGTGCCCGACTGTTCGCCGGTTGCAATGAGTTCGATCCCGTTATTCAGGGTATACGTGCTAGGCATGGGTTAAATCCTTATGCTGCGGTGCGGGTCCACCCGGGGCTCTGAGACACCGTCTCGTCGCTCCATGCGGGGGATTGCATGGGTTGTTCCGGAGTGTAACCCGGATTTTGATTTGGGACAATTCTTCCCCACACAAGAACTTGGCCGACCGCGCTGGTCATGCCAAAGCCCGTGACGGGGACATTTGCGTCTGCGGACGGCGTAACGATGCCCACCGCACTCACGGCCAGCAAGCTGCCGACCAAAACATTTGCGTCTGCGGAAGTACCAACAGTGCCGACCGCGCCCGTGGCCTCAAGGCCGGTAACAGGGACGTCTGCCGCCCCCTCAACGGTGACAGATCCAACCTGACCCGTGCCCGCAACGCCCGTGACAGTCACGTTGGCGGCAGCATCGACGGTCACACTGCCGACAAAGCCCGTTGCCGACACTCCCGTCACATCAACGTTGGCCTCGGCAATCACCGTTACACCGCCAACAGCACCGGTCATCTCCAGACCAGTTACAGGAACATTGGCATCCGCCTCAACCGTAACAGCGCCGATCTGCCCGGTGCCAAAAACGCCGGTCACAAGCACGTTGGCCTCGGCAACAATCGTTACCGAGCCTACTTGGCCCGACGCCCCGGCATTTGTGATCGAGCCCTCACCAAAAGCAAGCTCGCCCCACGTGCCGCGGCCCCATCCAGTGAAGGGGACGACAACGTTCGTCACGCGGCGTCCTCCAAAACCTTGTTCTGCTTGCTACAGTTTTCCGAGGCAGTCAAAACTTGAAGGTTCCATGGCACATGCAACCCACAAACGTTGGGACCTTGGATGGGGATGATGTGGTCCACGTGGTGCATTACCCCGGTCTCCTTCGTTAGCTCTTGGGCCTGTTGGTAGATATCTTCCATCATACCACAAAGCTCCGAAGAAGCTAACACCCAAGGCGGGCAGGCGTTTCGCTTGGCTACTTTATACTTCTTCTTTGTAGCGTTGGCTTTTGCGGGGTTTTTCCTAGCGTACTCCGCCGCATTGGCAAGGCGTTTCTTTCGGTGACGGAGATAGTACTTTTTGTTCAGCTCTCTTGCCGCTTCTGCATCCGCCCAGTACTTTTCTTTTTGGAAATCAGGGTTCTCAGCTACCTTTTTTCGGTAGTAGGCCCTGCGGTACTCGCGCTGATTTTCTCTATCGTTCTCGTAATACCGGGCGCACTTGTTTTTCCAGCAGATCTTGCACTCATTGCGATAGCCGTCAGGGGAGTCCGGGCGTCGATAGAACTCCCCTAAAGGTTTAGAATCCTTGCATGTCCTGCAAGTCTTCACGGCTCGTCAACTTATACGAACGATAGCATTGCTTGCATCGGCAGTTGGAAAGACCACGGTAAAATTACCGCTGGTCGACGTCTTGTCCGCGCCAAAGTCCAACACCGCCACCGCAGGGTCGCCCGCTGCCGTGTCGTTGTAAATCAACGCACCCCGGGCCGTGATCGTCGCGGCCGAGAAGGTGAAGTCCGCGAAGTCCAAGAACGCCGTCGTGCCGCTCGATGTCGGCTCGATGTTGGTCAACGTGCCGCCGCCAGCCGAGTAGCCTGCGCCAACGACCTCGTTGCTCGCCGTGTAGGCCGTGGTCGACGCATCAAAAGTCGCGTTGTTGTCGTACAGCGCAATCTTAAACGTGTCGCCACCCGCGGCGGAAAAGTCGTGCACACCCTTCAGGAGTTCGACCTTGAAGGAGGTGCAAAGAAAATTTCCCGAAAAAGCCATGTGTCGGTCTCCTAACGAATTTCGTCTTTTATACCGCGTTCTGAGCGGTGTTGATAGCCATTATGTCCGATCCCGCAGAACCTTGCCCTTGCGGTACTCGTCCATCGTTTCCTGCGCTTCGCCCAAGTTCTTGAGCCGTGCGATCGATTCTGTAAGCCGCTGCGTGTAAGACTGCAGAAGCTGCGGGTCGCCCTTCATGAAGACATAGGCCTCGCACAACGAGCCGTAGAGCAGGGCCAGCTCTGCGTTCTCCGACAGCCAGCTTGTTCCACTCTCCGCGCCCGCCGTCAGCGAAGCAGGGCGGTAGAGGTAGTGGATGTCCACGGTGTAGTTGGCATCAGGCGTCGGAGCGAGGATGAAGTTGTCGACATCAAACTGCGCGTAGTACTTCGGCGTCCCGGTAACGGTCGCATCCGGGTTGTAGCTCTGCACGAAGTCCAGATCCTTAAACAGCAGGAACTCCTTGCTCCCGCTCACATCAAGCGACAACGAGAAGGGCGCCAAGAAATCGCTCGGCGCAGCCAAGAACTCATTGCCCGAAGACATGTTGCCGAACTGGTTTTTCTGGAACAGGTTAAGCTGCACGTTCTTGAGGATGCGCTCCTCGGCCAGCCGGATAAACAGCGGCAGGTTGTTGACGAACGTGGTCTCATCGTTCTCAGTGTAGTCGATGATGGCCTGCTTAAGCTGCGCGAATGTAAAGCTCATGTGATTACCACCGTGACTTGGCCCACCTTGCCGATGGCGCGGATAAGAGTTGCGTTGGGCGTCTCAACCGTAACCTGATCCACATAGACCTGCAGAGCTTCTGCCTGATCCGGGCGCGGGTTGCGGAGTGCCTGCGGATCGGGGCCGACGCGCGGCGGGTAGAGCTGCGGATGCTTGGGCTCATACTCGTCCGGGCCGACAAGCGCACCCGTCCACTCCTTCTTCATGTCCCGAAGACGGTAGCGGAAGCCGGAGCGATCCGAAATGCCGTAGGCGTTTTTGTCAGACGCAAAAGCCATCAGGTCCTCATGTAGCGGGAGCTGGGCTGTAGCTTCAAGGCTACACGGTCTTCGTCTTCCTCGGCCGCGCGCTGGAACTCTTCTTCGTACACGGCCTTAAGGATCTGCAGCCGCTCGGGCGCGCGCTTCATGGCGAGGTAGTAGGCCAGACCGGCGACCATGCAGGGCAGGAAACGGAAAGGCGCATCGGTCGTGTTAACCAGTGTGTCCGCGTCTTGGATGCGCTGCACGTAGTAGTAGACCAGAACGTCGGTCGAGTTCTCCGGCGCCTGCCACAAGGTGATGACGGGCTGGATCTTGCGATCAAGATAGAACTGCGAGGGACGGCCCTGATCAGTCTTGTTCGGGAAGTTCAAGTATTCCCCGCGGCTGATTCGCTCGACCTCGTAGTCCGTACCACTGCGGCGCAGCACCATCTCGAGGATGTCGATTACATCCGCACCAAGCGTGTAGGTTGACGTGCCTTGAACCAAGTTGGTCGTCCCTTGGGCCACGGTCCAAAGGTTCAGCCCCCGGTTGGCCCAGTCGGCGAACATCAGGTTCAGAGACCGACGCGCCGTCTTAGCGTCGTAGCCTGTGCGGACTTCCAGCCCGCAACGCTCATATGCTTCCTCGATGATCTCTGCGACATCGAGGTTGAAGTCTCTGGAACCGGACGTGGTCATGACTTGTTCCTCTTAGCCGGAGATACCCGGCGCGGTTTGCCAGCAGGCTGGCCAAGGCGTTTCTTTTCCGAGACCTTCTGGCGCTTCTCAGATGCGGACATCTCGCCCGAGGTCTTCGGCGTCTTCGAGCTTACACGCTTTGACGGCCGACAGTAAGGTGTTCCGCGCTTCTCGCCTTCTTGGCGACCACAAGGCTTGCCCGTGCGGACATCCTTCCAGTCTTCCTTGAACCAGCGTTTGAGCGCGGCACCTTTTTCAGTCTTGCGCACAGCCATCAGAACGTCCTCGCCTTAACGAGGCCGCCCTTGGCTTTCTTCTGGGTCTTGTTGCCCCAGTTGGCTGCGCCAACTTTGCGGCACTTGGCAATCGCCCCGCTTGCATACGCGGAGGGGAAGACCTTGTACCGGGCCTTGACCTTTTTGTAGCAAGCGTCCTTGGCCATTACTTCATCTTGCCCATGGCCATCTGCTTGCGGGGGCTGCACATGGATTGGTCCACGCTACCGCCCTTGGCCATCTTGACCTTGCCGCCTTTCTTGTAGCCGGTTTTCACCATGCCACCTTTCATCATACCCTTGGGTTTGCATCCAGCCATCGGAACCTCCGTTATCTGCTTGGCCATATTAGCACGGTTCATTTTCACTGTCCCACGTTGTTCTTGACGTAGAAGCCAACCGCGCCAGCAATAAAGGTCAGCACCGCGACGGTGACCACCTTCACAACTGTGGACCAAATGGCCTTCTTTGTGTCGCGCCACGAGGTCAGCAGGTTGCGGATC